CCATAAGGGGGTTGTCTTGATTTGGGGTTGTCATAATTTTTAAGGTTCCTCTTTTTGTAAGAACTAACCAACACCAACCTGAACCAAATCTATCTTTTGATTGACCTTCAAATTTCTTTTTAAAGTCGGATAATGATGAAAAACTTTGATTAATTTTTTTAAGTGTGATTGGACCGGGTTTTGTTGTTTTTGGAGTTAACATTTTCCAAAACAATTGGTGGTTATATGCACCACCCGCATTATTTCTGATAAACTTGTTAAAACTATCTATTGTTTTGACAATTTCTTCTAAGGTTAAATCTTCATCATCTTTTAATGCACCATTTAATTTATCAACATAACCTTTGTAGTGTTTGTTGTAATGAACACTCATGGTTTCGGGGTCAATAAATTGTTTTAGTGCTGAATAAGAATAGGGTAATCTTTCTATCTTAATATTTTTGGCTTCTGCGACAACTCTTCTTACTTTTTGTTCTTGTTGTCTTTTAACTTCTTTTTTTTGTAAATCTTCTTCAATTACTTCAATCCTATTTTTAAGATTCTTCATAAGGTCGGCTTTTATTAATGTTTATTGATTATAAATAAGCCGAAGTTTGATTATCGCCTCCAATTATTTATAAGTTCTAGTATTTCTTGAACATAATCTCCATTGTCCACCTTGTCACCCATAACAGTTTCAAAGATGTCTTTCTTCTTTTTGAGTATGTCATAGATGATTCCTTCCACAGTATTGTCAAAAATTGGGTAATAAACTAACACATTATTTTTTTGTCCATAACGGTAACTTCTATCCTCCGCTTGAGAGTGGTCTGATGGTAAAAAGGATAAATCATTCATTACAACCGCTTCACCCGCAGTCAATGTGATACCAACACCTGCGGCTTTTATGTTTCCGACAAACACCATAACATCATCTTCGTTTTGAAAACGGTCAACAGACATTTGTCTTTCTTTTTGGGACATTTGTCCATCAAGTCTAACCGCTTTTTTTCCAAAATGTTCCAATATCATTTCCAAAGTTTTGGTAAAGTTTGTAAAAACAATTACCTTCTTACCTTGCTCTACAATGTTTTCACAAATTTCAATTGTTGATGGAACTTTTTCTTCAGCAATCACCTGTCTTACCTTTGTAAGTTTGGTAAATTGAAGGGTTAATGAATCAGACTCACCATTTTTATCGTACCAATCATAGTATTCACCCATTAAGGCTTCATATTCTTTTGATTTTAATCTTAAGTAAACAGGTGTGATAATTTTATCTGGTAAATCTAACACATTTTCCTTTAATCTTCTTAAAACCAAAGGTGCGGTTCGGTCTCTTAATTCTTCCAAGTTGGATGCTCCACTAACATTCCAAATTTTTCTTCTTCCCGCTTGGAATTGGAAACCATTACAATACCTTTTAACATATGCCATCCAATTTTTAGCCACAGGACATTCAATTAAGTTCAATAAATTGAAGTAATTAATTGGTCTTGAAGTAATTGGTGTACCTGTTAACAACCAAAGTCTGTCAACGTTGGATACAAAGTCATTAATTAACTTGGTTCTTTGGGCTTGTTTGTTTTGAATGTAGTGAGCTTCATCAATAATCACCAAATCAAACTTTGTTTTTAATAAAACAGAATCTGATTTCTTTTTTTCATCGTGAAAGTTTTTAATAATATCATAGTTGATGATTATAAAATCACTATCTTCCCATTTTTTACCTTCAATAATTGATGTCGGTCTATTTGAATAGTTTTCAATTTCACGTTGCCAGTTAATCTTCAAAGATGCTGGACAAATAATCAAAATCTTTTTTGCCCCTGTTTCCAAAGCGGCAATAATAGTAGATGTTGTTTTACCCAAACCCATATCATCGGCAAGAATAAACTTTTTATTCTCAACCAAAGATTTAATGGCTTCTTTTTGGTGTTCAAGTGGTGGACGGTGTGAATATTTTTCATAATCAATTACAACATCTTTAACTTTGTTGTCTTTTACCATCGCAACCTTTGGAATCCAAAAATCATGTATTTGTTCTGATTCAAAAAATTTCCCCCAAATATGATAAGCAGTATCTTTCTCAACCAAAAGTTTTTCAACATATACTTTTGTTGGTACAGATGAAAACAATTTATCATTAGCAATTTTTTGAGCAAAATAAGAATCAAGTTCCACCCATTTCTTTGCAACCTTTGGTGATGTTTCGTAATAATTTATTATGTATTCGGCTTGAGCTCGGGTTGGGTAAAACTTTTTATTATCAATTTGTTTTTGTCTCAAACGTATGATGTAATTATTGGCACCCTGATACGTCTCTAACAAATCAAGAGCCTTTCTTTCTAACACAGAGACATTATATGTGTTTTCAGTATTTTCCAATCTAATAAAAGATAATCAATTTATGTATATTTATCAAGTATGGCACAACAGCTAGTTCCAATTACAAGATTAGGTAAATTTTTTGGTGGGGAAGATTTCTCATTAGATATTTCTATGGGTCGTGAATGGCTTGGTGGGGATATGAATTTTACAATAGTACTTTATAAAGTTGATAGAACCAAAACACTTCAAGATGATGTTTATGGTGAAGTACAACAAGACGGGATACAATTTTTAGCGCCCGTATCCATCAATGCTTATGTTAGAATTGAAGAGGCGGCTGAACAATTTTTAGGAAGTAGTAAAATTATTCAAAACGAACCTGGATTATTAAAATTTGCCGTTTACAAACAAGAACTTGCTGATTTACAAGTTAATATTGAATTGGGTGATTATATCGGATATTGGATAACTGAATCTGAAGTTAGATACTATTCTGTAATTGATGCGGGTATTCCTGATTATGATAATAAACACACTTATGGTGGTTATAAAGGATTTTATTATTCTTATACTGCAACCCCTGTAAGTGAAAATGAATTTAGAGGTATATAAGATGCCAGTACCAAGAAAGAAAAAGGAAATTATTCCAACTATTAATCTTAAGCCCGAAAAAATTCTTTTGGCTCGTAGAGAACAATTGCTTCAAGATATTAAGTATGACGGAACTTTCCTACCAAAGTCTTTAATGCACCCCGAGTTAGACAGGGGATTTTTAGATTTTGTAAAAGAAGATTTACAAACAACGGTTGCTGGTAGTATAATACCAATGATTGATTTAATTATTACCACACAAAACTGGGCTCAATTTACTGAAACTTGGGACATTCAAGATTTGAATGGTAATCCAACATTACCTTTTATTACAGTTGTTCGTCAACCTGAAGTTAAATACGGAAGCAATCCCGCAATCATTTATAATATTCCAAATAGAAAAGAATATTTTTACGCAGCCGTTCCATCTTGGAATGGAAACATTAAAGGTTTGGATATCTATAAAATTCCACAACCCGTTCCTGTTGATATTACCTATAATGTAAAAATTGTTTGTAATAGAATGAGGGAGTTAAATGAGTTTAACAAAAATGTGATTCAAACTTTTGCATCAAGACAAGCCTATAGACAAATCAACGGTCATTACATTCCAATTATTATGGGGGGTATTTCAGATGAGTCAGTTGTTGAGGTACAAAGAAGAAGATTTTACATCCAAAATTATGAATTCACAATGTTAGGATTTTTATTGGACGAAGATGAGTTTGAAGTAGCCCCTGCGGTTTCTCGTGTGTTGAATACTTTTGAAGTATCTTCTCAAACAACCAAACCAAAGAAAAAAAGATTCCCTGAAAATAAAGATAGTTTTGATTTATCCGTTACAATACCTGCTGATGTTACGACAAAACAATTAAATGTTGATTATACAGGTGACTTTTTAACTCAAGGACAAATCAATATTCAAAGTTATGATGTCTATATTAATAATGATTTTTATGGAACTGATGTTAGACTAATTCAAGTTAACACAAATGACATCTTAAGATTTGAGGTGGTTAAAAAAACCGATGGAGAAGAAGCCAGTCTACAATACGGAATCAAGTTGTTATGATTCACCATAAATGTCTTTTTTAGTTTGACATTTTTCTTTAATCAAATTTTCCAAAAACTTGTACATTTTAATACCGTGTTTATCACAGTATTTCTTCAAAATGTCGTGTGCATCTACTGATATCTTTAAATTCTTAATTTTCTTTTCCATAGGTAGAATAAAGGCAGAAAATAATCTGCCCATATTATAAATAGATACTGTAAAGTAAAGTTTTTCTTGAATTTCATAATATTTATACATAAATAAAACAATTGAACATATAGAAAAATGGCAGTATCAAATAAAGTTTTCGTTTCTCCTGGTGTATACACATCTGAAAGAGACCTTAGTTTTGTAGCGCAAAGTGTTGGGGTAACCACACTTGGTCTTGTTGGTGAGACATTAATGGGTCCAGCTTTTGAACCCATTTTCATCACAAACTACTCAGACTTTGAGTCTTATTTTGGGGGTACAGTTCCAGAAAAATTTGTAAACACACAAATTCCTAAATATGAATTGGCGTACATCGCCAAATCCTACCTACAACAGTCTAACCAATTATTCGTAACAAGAGTATTGGGATTGTCGGGGTATGATGCAGGACCGTCATGGTCAATAACAACAATTGCCAATGTTAACTCAACAACGGTTGGATTGAATGGAAGTTCATCAACATATAGTGTTGGATTTACAGGTTCAACAGGTTCAACAAGTGTGACATTTGGTTCATTCCCAGCAATTATTAATCTTGATGCTCAATACACACAATTTGATGGTAGCATTTCAACAATACAAGATGATTTGGATTCACAAATTTCACCAATAATTAACGCCGCTGGTGTTGGTTCAGGTTTTACAATAGATTATTTTGGTACTATTCCATCAGGAGATTCACCAAGTTTAACAGCTTACACAGCTTCAACTAACGTATATGGTGTTTCAGGTGTAACAACAGCAGACGCTGATTTTACTTCAGGTAATAATGACACTTGGTATTACGCTAACTTTGATATTTCTTCAGGAAATGCTTATACAGGTTATTCATTCTATAATGTAATATCTAGTATGACTAGTTTAGGTAGTGGTGTTTATTCAGGTACTGTTTCAGGAACAATTTATAACTATACAGGTACCGCTTATACAGATTATAATAACTTAATTGCGGCTACTTTACGTTCAAGAGGTATTACAACATATGGTGTTGGAAGTAATGGTCCTGTTTATACTGTATCAGGTTTAACTAGTGTTATTATTGATAATTCAGGTAGTTATTCAGGAATATCACAGAATCCATTTACAGAGTTCGCAATTTCAGGATTAACTGCTGCGGGAGATGCGTTTTCATTCGCAGCATCTTTAAGTACAACATCCGCAAATTACATTACTAAAGTATTTGGTTTATCTAACTTTGGTAAACCTAGAGCTGAAGTTCCATTATTTGTTGAGGAAACTTTCCCTAATTTGTTAAATTATGCCTATAATAAGGGATACATTAGAGGTCTTAATTCTCAGTTTGTTGCACTTCCTGGTGTTAGATATACGAATTCAACAGGAACTATTGCAAACTATCTTCAAAGATATCAATCACCTGAATCACCTTGGGCAGTTTCTCAATTATTCGGTAGTACGGTTGATAAGTTATTTAAGATTTATTCGGTAGCTGATGGTGATAGTGCAAACACACAAATTAAAATTTCAATATCTAATATTTCATTCGCTAATTTAAGTTTTGATTTAGCGGTTCGTAGTTTTTACGATACTGACACAAACCCTGTAATCTTAGAAAAATTCACAAACTGTACTATGGACCCAGGTTCTAACAGTTACGTGGCTGTTAAGATTGGTACAAGTGATGGTGAATACGCTTTGAATTCAAAATACATTATGTTGGAAATGAATTTAGATGCTAACATAGAGTCAGTTCCTTGTGGATTTGAAGGTTATGTTATTAGACAGTACGGTTCAGCAACACCACCATTCCCAATTTATAAAACACAATATAATTTCCCTGGTGAAGTAATTTACAACCCACCATTTGGAACTACTGCAGGTGTTGATAATCCTGTTATTAGTCCGGGTGATAGAGTAAGAACAGCATATTTGGGAATATCTTCACAAATTGGTTATGACCCAGCGTTCTTTGAATACAAAGGAAGACAAGCATCAACTAACTATTGTGATGAAGCAAATATTGGTGAACCTTGGGGTTATATCACAAAAGGTTTCCACATGGATTCAGGAGCAACTGTTGTAACAATCGCTTATGGTCCTCAATCAGGACAAACAGCATTTGATTGTGGTGATGCGTCTTTCCAATCTGACCCTGAAACTTCAGCAAACCCTTACTACCAAATTCAAGCAAGAAAATTCTCTTACTTGGTTCAAAATGGTTTTGATGGTTGGGATATCTATCGTGAATATAGAACAAATGGTGACTCGTTTATCTTAGGTGGTACTGGTTATCAAAAAGGAGCATGTGCTACAACAAGATACCCAAATGCATCAGGTTGGGGAGCATTTAAACCAATCACTATCGGTGACTTTACAGATTTTGCAAACACTGATTATTACGCTTACTTGTTAGGTATAAACACATTCTCAAACCCTGAAGCGGTTAACATAAATGTATTCGCAACACCAGGAATTGATTATGTAAATAACTCAAATTTAGTTGAGGATTCAATATCTATGGTAACATTTAATAGAGCGGATTCAATCTACATTTGTACTACACCTGATTGTAACGTATATATCCCAACAAATACAGATAACTTTATCTATCCAACAGAAGCGGTTGATAATTTAGCGAACACTAATATAGATTCTAACTACACAGCAACTTACTACCCTTGGATTTTGGTTAGAGATACTGTTAATAATACACAAATCTACTTACCACCAACAAATGAAGTTTGTAGAAACTTAGCATTAACTGATAACGTATCATTCCCTTGGTTCGCAACTGCGGGTTACACAAGAGGTTTGGTAAACGCAATTAAAGCTCGTAAGAAACTTACACAAGAAGATAGAGATACTTTGTATCAAGGTAGAATCAATCCTATCGCAACATTCTCTGATGTTGGAACTGTAATTTGGGGTAATAAAACATTACAAATTGCTGACACAGCACTTAATAGAATTAACGTAAGAAGATTGTTATTACAAGCTCGTAAATTAATTTCAGCGGTGGCGGTAAGATTGTTGTTTGAACAAAACGATGCTAAAGTAAGACAAGATTTCTTGGATTCAGTTAACCCTATCTTGGACGCTATCAGAAGAGACAGAGGTTTATATGACTTCCGTGTTACTGTAAGTAATTCACCTGAAGATTTAGATAGAAATACTATGACAGGTAAAATTTACTTGAAACCAACAAAAGCGTTGGAATTCATTGATATTGAATTCTTAATCACTCCAACAGGAGCTTCGTTTGAAAATATCTAATAATCTATGTTGAAAAACAAAAAAAATAATCCAGTGTCATCATTACGTGAAGGTTTTGATGACGCTGGTACGCCAGATTTAAAGTATTATGCGTTTGATTGGGATGATAACTTAATGTACATGCCAACAAAAATTATCTTAAGAGATGATAATGATAATGAAGTACCAATGTCCACCGAAGATTTTGCTGAACATAGACATCAAATAGGTAAAGAAGAATTTGATTATAATGGACACAAAATCGTTGGATATGCAGACCAACCTTATAGAAATTTCAGAGAAGGTGGTGACAAACAATTTAAGATTGATGCTATGAAAGCAAAAACAGGTCCCGCTTGGTCTGATTTTGTGGAAGCAATTAATAACGGGTCAATTTTTTCAATTATCACAGCTCGTGGTCATAACCCCGACACTATCAAAGACGCGATTTATAATTTAATAGTGTCCGACCATCAGGGTATAAATAAAGATTTATTATTAAAGAATCTTAGAAAATACAGAGACATTTCAGATATGGAGGACAAGTCAGATATGGAATTAATTAAAGACTATCTTGACATGAACAAATATTATCCTGTTAGTTTTCTTGACGCAACAGGTGCGGGAAACCCCGAACAATTAAAAGTGGACGCAATGAGGGAATTTATTTCTTATGTAAAATCTCAAGCCAAAAATTTAGGTAAAAAATTATACCTTAAAAATGATGTGAAAAATAATTTTGTTCCTAGTATTGGCTTTTCAGATGATGATTTAAAGAATGTAGAAGTAATGAAGAAGAGTTTTGAAGATGAACCTATGTTAAAGAATTACTATACTGGTAAAGGAGCTAAAACTAGATACTAAACGATGATAATTTTTAAAAAATTAAAGTAAATACAAAAATTTTCAAACAACATGTATTTATAGATAAATAAACTAAAACAAAAAACTAAAAAGAATATACCATGGCTGATTTATTAATGAAAATGCCGGTTCCTTACGAACCAAAAAGAGC